CAACCACAGGAAAGAAATGTGTAAAAAAACCAAAACGTCCTCTTGCTAATGGTATAGGTGGAAATGGACTGAGTAATTTAGGTTCAAATATTAAAGATCTATTTAGAAAAAAGAATAGACCTAGTTCTAGAGCAAAACGTCTTAGATCTTAATTAAGTTTCTTTAAGCATAGAAATCCAGGTAAGTTAATTTATCTGGATTTTTTTATTTTAAATATTTTTTGTTTAAACAAAAATTGTATATTTGTCTAAACTTAAAAAATATAATAATGGAAAATTTAAACCAACAAATGCCAGAAATGGAGAACATGACTCCTGAACAGTTGGCAGCAAGAAAAGAAGAAATGCTTTCTTTTTACACAGATTCATTACCTTATCTAACAGCACAGTATGAATATGAAACTATTCTATCTAAAATTGATGAGGTAAGATTTAAAAGAGCAAACATTCAAATGCAATTTGCAATGATGATGCAAGAGCCAAAAGATGAAGAGTTTGGAGAAGACACAGAACCAACTGATCCTGCAAATGCACCAAAGGAAAGAAAGTTAAAAAAATCATAACTAATGGCACTTGTAAATCAGGTACAGAAAAGAGTTAAAATGCCCAAGTGGGATATAGTAAAGTTTCAGATACTAACTCATTGTTATATTAAACGTATAGCAATGAGTGAATCTGATCTTAATTGTTTAACATTACTAAGTTTTAATGAACCAATTGAACTTACACATTTTTGTTATGATGCATCTTCTGATGAGGATTGGATATTCAAATCTCCACAAACAGTGAGGAACTGTATCAACAAAGCAGAAAAAAATGGACTAGTAATAAAAGATGAAACTAATAAAAAACAAATTTTATTAAATCCAGATTTAAAAGTTCAAACAGAAGGTACAATATTATTAGACTATAAATTTTTAGGAGATGATACCAAAGAAGTCAAGCAGTCTGTATAAAGAAGTATCTGAAACATTAAATAGTAATGAAACTCTTATTGAAGACATAGTAGAGTTTTATTATACTGAAATAAGAAAAACATTGAGTGACTTGAAGTATCCAAGAATTAATGTAGAAGGTCTTGGGCATTTTGTAGCAAAAACTGGATTAGTAAAAAAGTCAGTTCCTAAATATAAAAATATTTTAGAAACACATGATACATCAACTTATGGTGCATATTTTAATAAGAAGATGATTGAGAATAAACTTGAGTTATTAATCCAGTTAGAGCACAAAATCATAATTGAAGAGATAAGAAAAGATGAATTTAAAAAAACCAAATATGAAAACAATTCTGAAAGCAATATGGGAGAATAGAAAAGGAATCCTAGAAGGTATTAAAAACTCTGTAATCAGAGATGAATTTGTAGAAGACATTGCAAGAATGAGACATGACATCTGTGATGATTGTGAATTTAAAGGAAAAAAATGTGCTGTTAAAGGTACAGCTCCTTGTTGTAATGAATGTGGATGTTCATTAGGATTTAAAACAAGATCACTTTCTTCTTCATGTCCTAAAGGTAAATGGGATGCAATTGCCACAGAAGAAGAAGAAGATAAACTAGAGGAATTATGAGTATTGCATTTAAAGCAGAAGACCATACATATGTAAGTCTTAATGGAGAATCAATTAATTGGATTAGTGTTACTACTTTAGTAAGTCATTTTAAAAAACCTTTTGATGCAAAGAAAGTTGCAGAAAGAGTTTCTAAAAATAAGAGATCTAAATGGTATGGACTTGAACCAAAAGAAATACAAAAGATTTGGGATTCTGAATCACTAAGAGCTGTTACATTAGGAACTTATTATCATAATCAAAGAGAAGTTGACATATGTTCATTTGCTTCTATGGAAAGAGATGGAGTAACTGTACCTGTGATTCCACCAGTAGATGAATACAATGGATTAAAAATTGCACCTATTCAAAAACTAGAACCAGGTGTATATCCTGAACATATGGTTTATCTAAAATCTGCAGGAATTTGCGGACAGTCAGATTTAGTTGAAGTTGTCAACGGACAAGTAAATATTATTGACTATAAAACTAATAAAGAAATAAAGACTGAATCATATGTAGATTGGGAAGGTAAATCAGATATGTTAACTGAACCTGTAAGCAATCTTGATGACTGTAATTTTAATCATTATGCATTACAACTTAGTGTGTATATGTACATTATATTAAAGCATAATCCAAAATTAACAGCAGGTAAGATGTTTATTCATCATGTAACATTTAAAGAAGAATCAAAAGATGAATATGGATATCCTGTTACTAAATATGATGACAATGGTGATCCTGTTGTAAAAGAAGTAATTCCAATTGCAATACCTTATTTACAAGATGAGGTTATAAGTATTATGCATTATTTGCATGATAACAAAAATAAAATAAAAAAGAAATGATAGTAAGACTATTTGACGTACAGAATGGAATTGTTGTTCCTACTGAACATTGCTATACATTAAAGGCTTTAAAAGATGTTATGGATAACTATCCAGATGATTACTTAAAGATTTACTTATATCTATTTTATATGACATGTCCTAATCCTGATATGAATCCATTTTTTCATACTCCGGAAATAGATAAAGAAGATCTTATATTAAAAGAAATAACAGCAGAATTTTCAACAGAAGATGATGATATACATATTGCTTTACAGTTTTGTCAAAGAATGTATGAAACACCAACATCAAGAGCATATAAAGGTATGGCATCTATGTTAGATAGACTAGCAAGATATATGGAAACTACAACCATTACAGCAGGTAGAGATGGTAATATTAATTCACTAGTAGCTGCAGCTAAAAACTTTGATCAGATTAGAGCTTCATTTAAAGGAGTTTATAAAGATTTGCAAGAAGAACAATCAAGCAAAGTTAGAGGAGGAATTGGTATGGCTTATGATCAATAACTATGAGTGAAATCTATCAAGACATTCCCTGTTGGGATAACGGTACATGGACTACAGTTTCTTTTAATTCAAGAGAAGAATTTTCTGGTGCCATATTAAATATATTTTCTGAACCTGGTAAGTATGGTTTTGATAAAACAAGTTTACTTTTTAATCAAGAAGCAGTAAAGTTTAGAGAACAAAATGTTTATTGTGTAGCACCCTTTAGATCAAAAGATTTTATTAACTATTGGGATGATCAAAAAATAAAATGTAGAAAAGGAGTTTTTTATATTAATGGTAATAAGAAGTGGTTTATTACTAGAGACTACTATATGTGGTTAAACTTCTTACCTATCTTTAATAAAGAGATTCAACAATTTGGATTTGCTGATATTAGAGATGCTCAGTATCATATGGCACTCTATGAACTATTAGCAGAACTTAACTATAAACATGTTGCTATCCTGAAGAAACGTCAGATAGCATCCTCATACTTTCACATATCTAAGTTACTTAATCAACTTTGGTTTGAAGCTGGAGTTACTTTAAAGATGGGAGCTAGTCTTAAAGATTATATAAATGAGAAAGGTACATGGAAGTTTATGTCAGAATATGCTGCATTTTTAAATGAACATACTGCATGGTATAGACCAATGTCTCCAGATAAAGTATTAATGTGGCAGCAAAAGATTGAAGTAAGAAAAGGAGATAGAAAAAATGAAGTAGGATTAAAAGGTACTATGCAAGGTATGTCTTTTGAGAAAGATCCTACAAATGGTGTAGGTGGTCCAGTAAAATACTTCTTTCATGAGGAGGCAGGTATTGCACCAAAGATGGATTTAACATATGAGTACATGCGTCCTGCTATGGCATCTGGTTTAATTACTACAGGAATGTTTATTGCTGCAGGATCAGTAGGAGATTTATCACAGTGTGAACCATTAAAAAGAATGATTCTTTCACCATCAGATAGTGATATATATGCAGTGGAAACTAATCTTATAGATTCAAAAGGAACTTATGGTATGTCAGGTTTATTTATTCCTGAACAATGGTCAATGCCTCCTTACATAGATGAGTTTGGTAATTCACTTGTAGAAGAAGCCTTAACTGCTTTAGATGAACAATTTGCAATCTGGAAGAAAGAACTTGATCCAGAAACTTATCAATTAAGAATATCACAGAGACCAAGAAACATAGAAGAAGCATTTGCTCACAGATCAGTATCTGTATTTCCTCCTCATTTACTTGCTGCTCAACAAAGAAGAATAGAAGAAAAAGAATATGGTTATGAGTATTTGGATATTAGTACTGATGAAAATGGCAAGCCTACTGTTAAAGGATCTAATAAACAACCAATTAAAGAATTTCCAGTAACTAAAAAAACTGAAGATAAAACAGGAGTATTAGTAGTTTGGGAAAGACCAATTAAGGACCCAACCTTTGGACAGTATTATGCATCCATTGACCCCGTGTCAGAAGGTAAGACTACAACATCTGAGTCTTTATGTTCTATCTATGTTATGAAAGCACCAGTAGAAGTTACAAAAGTAACTGGTACAGAAACTGAAACATATATAGAACCTGATAAGATTGTAGCAACTTGGTGTGGAAGATTTGATGATATTAATAAAACACACCAGAAACTAGAACTAATTATAGAATGGTATAATGCCTGGACAGTAATAGAGAATAACATTTCTTTATTTATTCAGTACATGATCTCAAGGAAAAAACAAAGGTATCTAGTACCTAAGAGTCAGATAATGTTCCTAAAAGATCTTGGTGCAAATGCTAACGTCTTCCAGGAGTATGGTTGGAAGAATACTGGAACACTATTTAAAGCTCATCTATTAAGTTATGCTATAGAGTATACTAAAGAAGAATTAGATATTGAAACAAAACCAGATGGTACTATTGTACGTACAAAGTATGGTATAGAAAGAATACCGGATAAGATGTTATTAGAAGAAATGAGAGAATATTCTCCTGGAGTCAATGTGGATAGATTAGTTTCTTTTGCTGCATTGGTTGCATTTATGAGAATACAACAAGCAAATAGAGGATATGCCAGAAGAACAATTATGGATGATGCAGCTAAAAACTTGCAAAAGTCAGATAATTTGTTTAAATTAAATAAGAGTCCCTTTCGCCATGTTGGTAAAGGTCAACTTGCAAATGGTCAATCTTTTAAAAAGTCACCATTTAAAAACTTAAAGTAAAAAGTTATGCAAATAATAAATGCTATTCAGGCTAAAAACGGAGCTAAGTCTACACAAAATAGAATTGGTAGTATTACTCAGCCTTTACAATTTCTACCTAAGAAGGAGAAAGATCAACAATGGGCAGCATGGAATTTAGACTGGTTAGAATGGCAGGGACTTAAACAACTAAGAAGAAATGCCCGCAGGTTAATGAAGAACTATAAACTTGCAAAAGGTATTATTGATAAGACAGATTATATAGTTGAAGAAGATAATGACTATAGAGACATTGTTGAGATACTTACAAAAGAAGATGTATCAGCTTTAGAATTAAAATTTTATCCAATTATTCCAAATGTTATAAATGTACTAGTTGGTGAATTTGCAAAGAGATCAACTAAACTTACATATAGAGCAGTTGATGACATGTCATACAATGAGATGATGGAGCAAAAAAGAAAGATGGTAGAAGATGTTTTACTTTCTGATGCTCAAATGAAAATTACTCAGGCTTTAATTGCACAAGGAATGGATCCTGAGTCTCCTGAGTTTCAACAAGAAACAGCTCCTGAAAAATTAAAGTCATTACCTGAAATTGAAAAATTCTTTAAGAAGGATTATCAATCAATGACAGAACAGTGGGCAGCTCATCAACATAGAGTAGATGTTGAGAGATTTAAAATGGATGAATTAGAAGAAAGAGGATTCAGAGATATGCTTATCACAGACCGTGAGTTTTGGCATATGAAAATGATGGAAGATGATTATGATATTGAATTATGGAATCCAGCATTAACTTTTTACCACAAGTCTCCAGATGTAAGATATATATCTCAAGGTAACTGGGTAGGTAAAACAGATATGATGACTGTGTCAGATGTAATTGATAAGTATGGTTATCTAATGACACAAGATCAACTTGAAGCATTAGAGAATGTTTATCCAATCAGATCTGCAGGATACACAATTGGTGGTATGCAAAATGATGGTTCTTTCTATGATGGAACTAAATCACATGAATGGAATACTAATATGCCTTCATTAGCATATAGACAATATACTTCTGCTATGTCAGGAACTGTACTAGATGGTGCAGATATTGTATCTCAAATCATTGCAGAGAGTGAAGACTATTATGATCAAGGAACTGCATACTTATTAAGAGTATCTACATGTTATTGGAAGTCACAAAAGAAGATAGGACATCTTACTAAAATAACAGATCTTGGAGCAGTAACAACTGAGATAGTAACAGAAGATTATAAAGTAACAGATAAACCTATTTATGATAATCGTTTATTTAAAAATAAAACAAAAGATACTTTAGTTTTTGGAGAACATTTAGATTGGATTTGGATTAATGAAGTATGGGGTGGTGTAAAGGTTGGACCTAATATTCCTTCTTTCTGGGGTATGAATAATCCTGGTGGATTCTCACCTATATATATTGGTATTGAAAAGAACAATTTAGGACCACTTAAGTTTCAATTTAAAGGTGATGCAACATTATATGGTTGTAAGCTTCCTGTAGAAGGAGCTGTATTCTCTGATAGAAATACTAAGTCTACTGCACTTATTGATTTAATGAAACCATATCAAATTGGATATAACATAGTAAACAACCAGATTGCTGACATATTAGTAGATGAGTTGGGTACTGTTATCATGTTAGATCAGAACTCTCTTCCTAGACACTCTTTAGGAGAAGATTGGGGTAAAGGTAATTTAGCTAAAGCATATGTTGCAATGAAGAACTTCCAGATGTTACCATTGGATACTTCTATTACTAATACAGAAAATGCACTTAACTTTAACCATTTCCAAAAACTAGATCTATCTCAGACAGAAAGATTAATGTCAAGAATACAATTAGCTAATCACTTTAAGCAACAAGCATTTGATGTAATTGGATTAAACCCACAAAGAATGGGACAACAGTTATCTCAAATGACAGCTACAGGAGTTGAACAAGCAACATCATCTTCTTATGCTCAGACTGAAGTATTCTTTATACAACACTGTGATTACTTAATGCCAAGAGTTCATCAAATGAGAACTGACTTAGCACAGTATTATCATTCTACTAATCCATCTGCAAGACTAACATATGTTACTTCAGCAGATGAAAAAGTAAATTTCCAAATTAATGGAACAGAACTATTAATGAGAGATCTTAATATATTCTGTAGTACTACTGCAAATCATAGAGCTGTTCTTGAACAACTTAAACAACTTGCTATGTCTAACAATACTGCAGGTGCAAGTATATATGATCTTGGGCAAATTATTCAATCTGACTCAATTGCACAACTTAATACTGTTCTTAAATCTTCTGAAGAAAAACAAACACAAAGTAAACAAGAAGAACAACAGTCTGCACAACAAATGCAAGAACAACAACTTGCATCTCAGAAAGAACAACAACAAGCAATGATTCAGGCTGAAGCTGAGAAACAAGACAAACAACTTGAGAACAATATTACTGTTGCTGAAATTAGAGCAGCTGGGTATGGTGCAGCAGTTGATGTTAATCAGAATCAGATGTCTGACTATGCAGATGCTATGAAAGAAATCAGAGCAACAGATCAATATCAAGAACAAACTAATCTTCAAAGAGATAAGGATTCAAATAGAATGACTATTGATAGAGATAAGAATAATATTGAAAGAGAGAAGATTCAAGCTCAAAGAGATATAGCTGAAAAACAATTACAAATAGCACAAGTTAATAAAAACAAGTTTGATCAAAAATTAAAAGATAAAAAGAAATAAGGGTTAGCCATATAGTAGGCAAAATTAATCTTAATGCTTTAAATTTTAAAAATTTATGATTATATTAAATTATAACAAAAACCAACACAGATGGAAGAAACCAACAAATTAACTGGGGATACTCAGTTACTTGATACTACAAAGGTAGATCAAGTTGAAGTAAATATTGATGAGATATTTGGAATGCCAGGAGCAGAAAGCATTATGCTTCCTTCAGATGGCAAAGAAGAAGATAAACCAAAATCTATGTTTTCAAAAGAAAATGTAGATACTACGTTCCTTGACAATACCAAAGCTACTCCAATTGAAAAAAAGGAAGCTGAGGAAAAGAAAGCAGAAGTTGAAGAAACAATTGCTGAATTAGATGGCCTAATCTCTCAAGAAGAAGATGCTGGTAATAAAGGAAGACCAAAGGTTGACAAATCAGGTCTTGCTGAATTAGCACAGAAAATGATTGAAGAAGGTACACTAGTTCCTTTTGATGATGATAAATCTTTTGATGATTATACCACAAAAGACTTCAGAGAACTTTTTGAAGCTAACTTCCAAGAAAGAGAAAATGCAATTAGAGAAAATACTCCAAGAGAGTTCTTTAATTCACTTCCTGAAGAATTACAATATGCAGCTAAGTATGTTGCAGATGGTGGTCAAGACTTGAAAGGTTTATTCAGAACTCTTGCGCATGTAGAAGAAATTAGACAATTGGATGCATCAGATGAAGATGACCAAGCTGAGATTGCAAGACAATATCTATATGCTACAGGTTTTGGTACAGCAGAAGAAATTGAAGAAGAGATCACTGACTGGACAGACATGGATAAGTTATCTCAAAAAGCAAATCAGTTCAAACCAAAATTGGACAGAATGCAAGAAGAGATTATAACTAGACAACTAGCAGAACAAGAACAAAAGAAAGAGCAACAGAATCAACAAGCTAAAGCATATACAGACAATGTATTTAATACATTATCTACAGGAGATTTAGGTGGTGTAAAACTAGACAAGAAGATTCAAAGTCTACTTTACTCAGGATTAGTACAACCTAACTACCCTTCAATTTCTGGTAAACCTACAAACCTATTTGGTCACTTAATTGAAAAGTATCAGTTTGTAGAACCAAGACATGACCTTATTGCTGAAGCTCTTTGGTTACTTGCAGATCCAGAAGGATATAAAGGTAAAGTAAGAGAACAAGGATCTAAGGCAGCTACAGAGAAAGTAGTAAGACAGTTGAAAACTGAAGAATCAAGAAAACTTGGATCATCAACATCAGAAGATGAAGAAACAAGAAGAACAGCTTCTCCTCAGAGATCAACACAAAGAACAATACCTCGTCAAACAAATATGTTTAAAAGAGGATTTTAAATAGTAACAATTAAATAAATATAAAAATGGCAACTCCAGTTTTAAACAATGGTATATTCCTAAGGGATACCGCTTACAACGCAAGTTCCCACGTGGATTCTTACCACCTGGTAAACATGCTAAAAGATGCAGAGCCAATGGATTTAGGTCCAGTGGATTTATGGGCAATGGCCCAAAAGGTTGAAATGCCACTTTATCAAATGTCTTCATTTGGTGGCAAAAATGTTATTATGGTTGATAATGCTCGTGGTGAGTACAAATGGCAAACTCCGGTTTCCATTGACCTACCTTACATCATTGAGGATATTGAGTCAAATAATGAATTCAAAGGTATTGATGGTACAACCTTCCGTATCAAATTAAACCGTAGAGAATTTGGACATGGTGATATCATCACATATGACAAATACAACGGAGTTGAGATGTACATCACAGCAGAAGATATTCTTCCAATGGGTGATGGATTTATCTACACTGTACAGTTAGTGAACAATGACAACTTTAAATATTTAGATAACAAGTACTTGAATAATGGTACTAAGGTATTTAGAAAAGGTTCAGCAAGAGGTGAGTACGGAGAAAGATTCTCTGACATCCAAACAAGAACAGGATTCCGTGAATTCTATAACTTTGTTGGTGGTGCAGAAGCTCACGTACATTATTCTGTATCTTCAAGAGCAGACTTAATGATCAAAGGTGGAATGAATGCAGATGGTACAGTTCCTGTAACTGAAATCTGGAGAACATTTGACAAGAACATTGATCCTTCTATTGCATCTTTAGATGACATGGTTAAGACAATGGGTAAAGATAAAGTTAAGAAAGCATTTGATAATGGTGACTTATCTAGAACTTTCCTTACTGGAATGGAAGCTGCACACTTATCTAAAATTGCAACTGACATTGAGACTTACTTAATGTGGGGACAAGGTGGTAGAGTTCGTCAAGATGGACCAGATGATCTTAGATTATCAGTTGGTCTTTGGAAGCAGTTAGATAACTCTTTCAAAAGAATCTATAACAAAAACAACTTTACACTTGATTTATTCCGTTCTGAGATCTATAACTTCTTCAATGGAAAAGTTGAGTTCCAAGGACCAGATCCAAAAAGATCTCTAGTAGTTCAAACTGGTATGGGTGGAATGAGAATGGTAAATGAGGCAATTAAGAAAGAAGCTGTATCTTCAGGTCTTTTAATTCAAGCTGCAGATATCGGTGCAATCACTGGTAAAGGAATGGACTTGAACTTTGGATTTGCTTACACTTCTTATGTTATCCCATTCTTGGCTAACGTGAAGTTTGTATTGAATCCTGCATTTGACAATGTTCATACAA